CATATCGGCAATAAAAGAAACGCCGTATTTTTTCCGTTCCGGCGAACGCCAAATCTTTTCTTGCAACCTGCAAGAAATCTCCGTCAATGATTCAATAGCTTCGTTCATGCGACAACCTCCTATGGTTTGAACGTGCAAAGATTACGCCGGCAAGTTTACGGAGTCAAGATTGGTTTGTCAAACTGCTAGCTATGGGCAACTAGAATTGACGTTAATTAAAACGTCGTCAATTTCAAGAGTAAAACTTTCCGCCGTTGCACCAATGGAAACCTCGGAACCGTTGCAAAAATCCGTTAATTCAAAAATTGCTTGGTTGTAATTTCGCGTTGCACCGGTCAAACTTTCCGCTTGAACCGTGCCGTTTAAACTAACTTTCCAATCAAAATAAACGCGTTGAACTCCAAACGCCGTGGTTGCCAAAACGACCGGCTCATATAACTCAACTTGCCATTCGGCCGGAAATGTTCCAATTGAACCCAAACTAATACCCTTGTCGGCCGTTGTTTGGGTCGTTGTGTCGTATTCCGTATAAAAAAAACTGCAGGTCGGCGTTCCGGTGTGCGTTTGTTGTATTTTTAATCGGTCGCTGTTCCCATTGTAAACGCGAAAGATTACAAAACCGCCGCCGCTCGTTGTAATTGAATTAAATTTGCAACTAAACGTTGAACGGTTTGCCCAACCGGTTTTAAATGTACTTGGCGAACTTACGCCCCAACTTTTGGCAATGTACGCACCCTGAAAAAAGAAATTAGGTTGTTTGACAATTTCGCAAACATTGCCGGTTTTTTTTGTTGCCGACAATGAAACGTCGGTTACAGGGCTGAAAAGGCTGTAAAAATAAGGTTTTGCGGCCGTTGTTTGTGCTTTCGTGTTAACTAACACGCTTGCGTTTACCGTATACGTTGAAAAATCATCATCCCAACACAACGGTTCACCACAACATCAGCACCGGCCAACGCTCATTAAGGTTTTCATTATTCGCACTCCGCGCCGACAATCCGCCACGCGTTTTCGTCGTCAAAAAACTGTATCAAAACCATTTTGCCGCTGCTGATTGTTTCCGTCGATAACCAATCTAAATTGGCGTCAACCGTTTCGGTCGTCGCCGCCGGAGCCGTTGCCCCGTCCCGTCGCCAAATTGTAACCGTGCCGGCCGTGCCGCTGGAAATGTCAGCGTTTGCCTTGCCAATCTTAACGTTTTGCCCCTCAACGATACGAGGTTGCCGCACCGTTCGCCGTGCAAACGTTCCAGGATTGCGTGCGCGGAAGTCGGCGGCCATTTGCCGCAAAATTGCAATATCGGTTTCGGAAAGGTTTGTAATCATAGGCTCAACGGCGACCAATCCTTTTCCTCAAAGATTTTCCAATTAGTGTAACACGCTTTTCCCTGTACGTTTCCGGTTGCGTCAACGCCCAACCTTGCCCCTGCTCCGTTTAATGGCCTTGGGTCGCCAATTGCAACCTCTTTACCGTTTGGCGTTTTTTCGGTCATTGTCAACCACGCAAATTTGACGGTTCCCGCCGTTGTGTCGGGGTAAAGATCATCAATCTCGGTTTGCGTCCAGGTTCCGCCCCCTGGTTTATCCTGCCCCGCGTAAATTCTTTCGGATTGCGAAACGTCGGCCTCGGCGTGAATCCAAGTATCAACCTTGTGTTCCATTGGAAACGAAACGCGAAAATATAGGTTTGAATCAATCCAAACTGGTTGTTTCGTTATTGGTTTCATTCTTAACGTTTTGGCGTCAAACGTGTACGTTGCTTTTGTTCCCGTGCTATCGGTTTCCGTTATTGTTAAACTTGCGTTGTTTATCGTGTTAACGTAAGAATCATAACTGGACGTCCAAGACGATTCCAAACGCGTTACCGTAATGTTTTGCCGATATGCCGTCCGTTCTGCGTGTACCGTTTCGCCGGTCGAAACCGTAACGTTGCCGTCGTCCATCCAACTCGGTGCCGTCAATGCCGTTCCTACTGAATGGCCGCCGCCCTCGGTAACCTCTAAAAACGTTGCGTCGGTCACCGGTTCCGAATATTCTAAATACTGAATATCAACGCGTTTGGCCTCACTTGTTGGATTTGTAACCGGTTGCCCGTTGGTATCCCGTGCGAATTGTTCGGTGTTGTTTGAATACTGGCAAGTAATGTTCCATTTTTTGCCGGTTGCGTCGGCGTCAACGCGTGCCGCCGTTCGGTCGATCAAATACAAGGTTGCGGCGCCAAACGTGCCGGAGGAACCAATATTGGGAACCCCTGCCGCGCTTAACGCGTCGTCGGCTCCGTTGTCACGATCCGGCAATATAACCTGGTAAACCTGCGTCACGCCTAGTTGCAAAAATCCCTTTTGCACCGTTTCCTTGGTGGTTTCGCTTATCAATTGTGCTGTCATTTTATAGCCCTAAACTTGGCGCCGATTGCATGAAATCCAACATCGCGCCCAATGTATCGCTTGTCGATTTAGTGTTCTTTTCGGTTTGTTTTGCAGTGTCCTTTTCGACCTTTTGCAAACTGGTTTGTTGATTAAATATTTTAAACGCCTCCGACGTTCCCGCGCCTATGCTTTCCGCCGGGTCAGCCGTTGCCCGTGTAATATCAAACTCGGTTTGGTCACGTTGCCGCCGCACGTTCATTGCTCGATCGAACTGACCGGCAACTGACAACCCGAAATGTTGGAAACCGCCGGTTATTGCTTTGGCGGTGTCTTTGGCATTTTCAAATTGACGATTAAACAAATTGCCAACTTGATTCAAACGTTCTCTGCTTTTGCCCTTTTCCATTTCTTCTAACATACGTTGCGTTTCAACGTCATATTGAATTCTTGCATCAAACCTTGCTTGCCCTTCTTCCCGTAACGCTTCGTCCCGTTGTGCGGTTATTTCTCTCTGGGTTTTTGCCCGCATTGGTTGCCGTCCGGTAACCGCGCTTACCGTGTCGGTTTCTAATTCACCAAGCCCAGCAAACATTAAACTTGTTAAAATATCCGCCCTAGTTGCTGCGTCGCCAGTCATTAAAGCGCTGCCAACATCGGCACGAGCAAGTTGACTCTCACCGGCCATAATATTAAGACCGCCGACGGATGTCATTGCAAACGATTTGGCAAACCTATTGTTTGCCGCCTCTAATTTTTGCATTGAATCTTGATATTGTTCCCCTAAATCGGCCTGCTCTTTGGTAATTACCTGACCTAGTTCTTTTGCCAATTTGATCTGATCCTCAAACTGACTATTTGTAAGCGCCATTGTCGTATGCAGCTTGGCTTGTCTTTCGCTATAAAGTTGCGTTGCTATTAATGTCCTCTGGCCGGCGTCGGTTACTCCGTCCATCGCCCGTGACAAAACCCTGAATTGTTCTTCCGGTGACAATAAAGCCAACGCTTGAGCCTCTAAACCTAGCATTTCCAGCGCTTTAATTGCTTCGCCGGTTCCACGCGCCGCTTCCTCAATGCGGCGCGTCATTTTTTCAATTCCTTTAGTTGCGGCTCCAGCCACCAATCCACTGGTTCTTTGCGCCGCAAATTCTAAACCGCTTAAAAACTCCGTCGTTGCGCCAACGCTTCTAGCAACCTTTGCAATTTTATCCAACCGCGCCATTTCATCGGCGACCAAACCAATTCCTTTTGCCAGAGTATGATAGCCCGCAAACCCAACCGCTGCCGTTAGCAATCCGTCTTTAATCCCCGTTTTTAAACCTGAAAACATTACCCGTTGCTTTGTGGTTGTTTTTGCGTACTGGCTTTCGATCCGTTTTAATGCGTGTTGGTATTGGTCACTCCGAATTTTGCCGGTTTGAAACGCTTTGTTTAAATCGCTTAGGTCTTTTTCATACCTATCTAACGGAGTCTGTGCCGCTTTAACCGTCCGGTTAAAATCGCGAAATTCCGCCGCCGTCATTTCTAGTTCACGGCGCGTTGGCTTTGCATCGGTTTTAATGCGGAAATTTAAATCGTAAGTTTTCGCCATTGTTATACCTTAAAAATTTTGTCCAACTCTTTAACAATAGCGTTACTAACAATTTGCTCAATCTTTGGTTCCACCACGGCCTGGGCTTTTAAAAAATGCTGTTTACCCTCAACGCGCGGTGATCCGGTTAAAGGCTGCAAACCTTTACCGCGTGCGCTGTCACCTTTTGCCCCGCGTCGGTTTACGTTGTGCCCGTGTTCAATCAAATTTGCCGCGTTACCCTTTGGACGTTTCGGAAATACAACTGCCGCAAAACTGTTGTTGCGTGCGTCCGGAGGAAAAACTTTCGTTGTAATTGAGTTTTTAAGGTTGCCGGTTTTAACTGGCAATCGGCCTTTGTATTCCTTTTTAAATACGTTAGCCGATTTGCGTAAAACACCGGCAAATGCTTTTCTTGCGAATACGTCCGGCACTTGCTCCAACCTTGCCTCAACGCCTTTTGTGTCAATTTCAACGTTTGCCACTTTTCGCCCTTTCAAACCTTTCCAAACGTTTAACCAAACTTTCGGCGTTTTGGATTGGGTTTTTCTTTGGTGTGTAATCGGTTAACTGTTTTGCGATTTCCGCCCCACTTTTCCAAACCTGTTGCCGTTGTAACGCTTGCGGGTTTGCCGATTGCATTAACTCCAACCGATTCGTTTGGTTGTTTAATTGTGCTAATAACTCGGCGGTTTGAGACCAGGGATTGTACCAACCGTCCAGGATGGCCGACGCCAACCAACCGTTAAACTGTTCCCGCGTCATTCCGTCAACTAAACCGCCAACGTCAACAACTCCAAGTTTTGCCGCCAACCTGTACGCAAACGCCAAATCCGGCAACGCTTGGAGCCGCCTTACTCCCCCAAAATATCTTCCTCCTCGGCGTCGATGTATCCGTTAACCCTCAACACGTGGTAGGCCACGTCCGACCAAACGCCCGCCGCCTTTTCTCCGATTTGTTTAATAAAAACATCAAACGCCGCGTCGTCGTAATCCATCATCAACGCGCCGGTTTCGTCCAACAAACACAACGTGCAAAGTTTTAAATCCTTTACCTTGTCGCGTTCTTTGTCCAATTCGCCTTTTGGTCGTAACCACGCGTCAAAACTTAGTTTTTGACTCCGCGTTAATTCCCGCACTTTGATTAAACCCAACCCTTTGATTTCGCAATCCTCGGTTTTGGGTTCCCGCACTAAATCCGCCGCCCTTAAATAGTTCATTCCTCACCCTCCGTCGGTGTTTCAACTTCAACAACTGCTGACACGCTCGGCACAGCGCCGAACTCTTTTTCGACTAAATCAACCGCCGTATTGTATACCCAATCCGGTAATTTGCTTTTCGGCACAATAAAATTAACCCCGTGCCGCGAAGCGTAACCAATAATAAAATGATCTAAGCGTATAGCTCGGTGATCCGGCAACAACGCAACCGGTTTGCCGTCGTCGTCAAATAACGGCGCGTTGGTGATCGGATGCCGTGCTTGCGCTGGATGTTGTGTTAACTCAACCATTTTCCCCCGTCCCTAAAATTAAACTTGTGCGGTAAATGTCGGCTCGGTGCCTGCATTTGCCCCGCCGTCAAACTGCCAAACAATTGTTTGCATTTGCAATTCGTTTTTTACAAAATTTTGAGATTTCACGCTGTTTATAAACCCTGTACCAACCCACGTTGCCGCGGTTGTTCCGCCGCTCGATAGTGGAAGCGTAACGGTTAACGTGTCAACCGTTCCGGTGTCAATTTGCGATTGTGCATTATCAAACTGGCACTCAAACGTTACCGTTCCAGGTTCCGCCAAATCGCCTGGTATGTATTCTTCAAAATTAGTACTTGCCAACGTTGAAACGTTAACGTTGGGCAAGGTTTGTTCACCAATATCCATTGAAACAATTTTCAATGACAAACCCAACGTTGCAAAACTTGCGGTTGCGCCCAAACCTGTATCAATTGCCATTTCTTCAAATCCTTTATGCGGTTGCTTCGCGGTAACTTATTTCAAAATCACGGGAAACCCAATACCGCCGTTGGTTCCCGCCCTTACTTGGATTGTCAATACCCGTTCGGTAACCGTCCGGCGAAACAATCGCCGTTGCGTCGGCGTCGCCGAACGTTCCCCTATACATTTGCAAACACAACCGCACCGCCTCCGCTAAACTGTACGCCTCCGATTCAGTCGCCCCGTAGCAATCAACTTGCACCCTGTTTTCAGCCATCCCCGCAATTGCTGTTAACGTTTCGGCGCTTGTTCCGTGAAATACCTCGTAAATAACAAACGGCGTTGCAACGCCCTGTTTTGCCAAATGCGAGTAAATCCGAGCCGCCGCCCCGCTTCCAACTAAATTCGTGACCGATGAAACGGTTTTCAAATATGTTTTGAGGTTTTCCCCAACGCTTGCCATTAGTTCAAAACCTCCGTAGCCTCGGCAATCATTACCCTATCTCTGCCGTGGTGTTCCAAAATACGAGTAACCAAATATTGCTTGCCGGTAACCAAATTCTCAAAAATCATTTGCGTTGATAATCCCTGCAAATTCCGAAACTCGATGACGTTTGTAGTTTCAGCCTGCAATTGTTTACCCCTGTAAACCTCACCGCCGGTGATGGCAACGATGTTGCACGGGATACCCGTAAAAAACTGGACGTAATCGGGGTCGGGGTCACCGTCCGGCGAATTGTCACGCAAAATTTTTACTCGGTGCCGATAGGTCACGGGTACGAACTCCGTTGAAACCTGGCAACTAGGTTTTCATATAGCTTAATCGTTGCGTCTTTTTCCTTTGTGGTGCCGCGTAGTTCTTCCATAATGTCGCATTGAACCAAAATGGCCTGTTTCGCAATCTCTGGCACAACTGCAACGCCGGCCACGTAATCAATTGTGATGGCGTCCCAACGTGCTTGGATCGTCGGCCAATCCTGATCCGGTGCCAAATGAATTTGTCGGTTTGGAATGTCGACTGAATAGACCGACGTTGCAAGCGTTTGTAACGCTCCGTCGGCGTCGTAATATTGAATCGACGTAAACGTTTGAACTGGCCGATAATAAAGCCGCCACGTTGGTACTGGAAACTCTGCTATTTGTTCGGTCACCGTTCGAGTCGTGGTTACGCTTTGCGTGTCGTGTTCCCATTGTTCGGTGGCTGCAACAATTAACCGGTTTAGTCGGTCGTCGCTGTAGCTATCGCCTTGGGCAAAGCCTAATTGGTCTTTGACTTCTTCCAAGCTCACCGGTTGCGGTGTTGTGTTTGCTGTTGTGATACTTCGCATTTTTGCCCTTTAAAAGAATCGGCGGTCACGGAGGTAACCGCCGATTCCGGGGTTTGCCGGATTACTCCGGCGATTCGGTTTTAGGCTTTCGCTTTCGCTTCGCCTTTTTCGGCGGATCAACCAACACGGCAACGCCGCGTTCAATTAGCAAATCCGCCGTTCTTTTATCCATTGCGTCAAACACTTGGCCGGCACGTCGTCCCGACCAAGCTTTGACCAATTCAACCTTAACTCGATCAATCATTAGCTCGCTGCCGTCTGAATTGCGGTAACTGATCCGGCAACGCTTGCCGAATCGTGATTGTCAACCGTTACAGCGTTCCGTGCGATTGCTCGTACGTAAATGCTGTCTGTGTTAAACGCGTAGTCGGTGCTTGTCGCAATGCTTACGCCCTGCCGCTGACCATAGAACACGCTTTGCGACATATCACCAAAGTATACAAACGACGTTGAAACGGCGTCCGCACTTGGCATTGCCTGGCAAATGTTGATTGGGAATCCAAACAACGCTGGACGCCAACCGTTGGTCATTTCGGTACCAGGCGTACCGCCGGCGGCGTTAAGCAATGGAAGCACCGACTGAGAATAGGTAAACATTGACATATACCATTCTTGATTTGATCCCTGATAAAACGGGTTCAATCCAACGGCGTCCTCAAAATTGGCAAGGGTAAAGCTACCAACGCCCGTACCGGATGCGGTAATTAACGATCCGGCACCCAATGCGTTTGCCAAACCGGTAACGCTTCCGTAAGTTGACGTTCCGTCACCGTTAAAAATGTCGTCTTCAATTTTGACGGCCATCTGGTGGGCGAAATCATCAATAACGGTATCGACCATCGAAATAACGCCATCTGCCTCAACCTCATTTGAGATTTGAGTCAATGCCGCCATTTTACGAGCCGTCAACGTAATCTGAGCAAACGTAAGGTTTGATTCGGTAACCGCTGCTAATTCCGCAGGATAGTAAACGGTTGTTCCTGTCAAACGGTCTGGGATTCTGTGAGTTGCAGAAACCATTGTTGACGTCCGAACCTTTGAAAGAATTGGGCAAAGTGCCTGCAATCTTTTTAGCAATGCCGCTTCCAACGGTTCCGGCACAAACTCCAAACCAAGTGTTGACGCCTCTTTTTGGGCGTTCATAATGCCGTGTTCCTTCAGGAACTGTTTGGCCGGGGCGTGATTGAAAACGTTAGCCAATAGGTACTGGCCGCAAACGTAAGCTTCTTTTTCGCCGGCGTCGTCGTTGGCAAAGTTTTTAAGTGCCAAATGACGTTTTGCCCTTGCCGGAACAACAACGCGATCTTTTACGGCGTTGTGGTGCCGTTGTACGGTTCCGCCTAGCTTTGCCGCTGCAATTTCCCGTTGCCGTGATTCAATCGCGGCGCGGTTTTTCATCTTGTTCTGTAGTTGCTCAATTGCACCGGGTTTGCCGTCGGTGCCATAGGCGCCGTCGATTTCAACCTGTTCTTCGGAATCCGGCTCGCGGTTTTCTTCGCGACAAACGGCAAGGATGCTTTCAACCTTGGCGTTTTTGTCGTCAATTTCCAACTGTAGTTCGTGTGCGCTTTTCATTTCGTAAACCTCTAAAATTGTTAAAACTTTAGCGGCCAACAAAAAAAACGCCGAACCGCTGGACAAATATTGTCGAACGAACTCGGCGTCGATGCGTGAAATATAACGTTTGCCGTTTACTTGTCAACCAAAAACATTAAACCTTGCGTTGCAAGAAAACCGCCTAAAATTAAACAAGTCCAGATTTCTACCATTATTCAACCTCCGTTTTTAGTTGATATTCAAACAATCCCGCACCGGCGCGGCCTCTGTTTCTTTTGTTTACTGTAAACCCACCAAACCTTTTTTTTCGCAAATGCCGCAATTGTGCGCTTATCGACGCGTGCGGGTCACCAGTCTTACAATGGATTTCGTCAAGAGTTCTCCACCTTGAATCCTTCATGCAATTAAAAACGCGTTCAATTTGTCCGGTTAAACGTTTCCGATCTCGTTCGTCGACGTAATCCGAACCGTTAAAATGCGCCGGCAACGGTTTTGGGTCGTTTTGCGAATACTTATCAAACAACATAGAATTTCCAATCTGCCACCCAAAAGAAATAAAAGCGCGGCAC